CATTTGCTTTTCTACAGCCATATTAAGATCCTATTGGTTATCTGGTTTTTCCATAATAACAGAATACTGGGCGTGGTGGGAGCCTTCCATTCGACTTGAAACCACCCAGCCTTTGTTCTCGTATTGTTCTACTAATTGATGTGGAACATATCTGTATGTTTTAATAATATTCCACGGGCCTTCTGTATTTTGGTTCGTCATCCCATTCATCCATCGAACTCCTAATCCATCCGCCTTGACGAAATCTCAGCAACGCTTGAGTCGTGGAGTCAACCAAGTCATCATTTTCTCCAGCAGGAAATGCCGCACACTCCTCTATAACCTCTTCGGCCCACCTAGTAGGCGGCGCCCAGATTACTCCAGAAGCGAACAGGTCACTAACTGCATTAACTCTAGCTATCTTATCCTGTCCACGGGAGGGTGTAAACTCCGTCACTGGTATTCCCATGGCCCTTAATTCAAAAATAAGAGGTGAACCAGCCGCTTTTGCTTCGACAATCATCTGATCTGGCTCGTATTCCCAATATTTTTCGTAAGCTGCACGTTTTAGCTCAGGAAATTCCAGCTTTTCCTTGTATGCATCAAGAAGAATGAGATTTGGCACTGTTACACCATCTTCATTCGGGTGGTGAAAGATACCCCATGTCGTGCAAGCGCTGTAATCAGCTCTTTGTGTTTTTAAAAATGCAGTATCCCAGCTTTGAATGATAGCCTCACACGGTGGCGGGCTGTCCCTTTCCCATTCTTGCCACCATTCCCGCTTAATTAGAGCGCCTTCTTCCGATGTCGGGTCTTGTTGATACTGCGCTGACCATTTCGACACCGGAAGTTCGGCCTTTAGAGCCTCTAACTGGTCCAGTGGCCAAAACTCAGGCCACAATGGGTCTCCTGACGGCATGATTGCGGGCAGCTCTATGATTTCCCATTCATCTGCACCGTCTCTTTGTGTCGCTGATTTGACAATCTGGCCCGTCAAATCCCTGACAGACCAGCGTGTCATCACTACAATGATCGCACCACCCGGCTGTAAACGCTGTCGCGGTCCTGATGTGTACCATTCGTAGACCTTGTCGTAGACTTCTGGGTTGTAAGCCCCCAGTGCCGCTTCCTGCTCCGAATGCGGGTCATCGATAATGAGGACATCAGCGCCCTTACCAGTAACTGCACCACCAACACCAATAGCAAAATAGTCCCCCTTCTTGTTTGTGTTCCAGCGCCCGGCGGCTTTCGAGTCAGATGAAAGGGTTATGCCGGGAAAAACCTGTTGAAAATCCTCTTGATTGATGAGGTTCCTCACCTTACGGCCAAATCCAACAGCCAATTCTGCTGTGTGTGCCGTCTGAATGATCTTTTTCTCTGGGTATCTTCCAAGAAACCATGCCGGAAACAAGTACGAGGCAAACTCTGACTTTGTATGTCGAGGCGGCATATTGATAATTAGACGCTTTAACTCACCTTTTGCTACCCTTTCAAACGCATCAGCCATAATACTATGATGCCGACCAGCAATAAATGACGGCCACATGCGATTTACGAATGTCAGAAAGTTTGTACGCGAGTTTTCTTTGGCTTTTGCCTCTTCAAGCTCGCTAAGAAGATCAAGTATCTCCTGTTTCTGATCAGGAGGAAGTTTTGATATCTTGTCTTGTATGGTTGCCAGTTGGCTCATAGCTGGTAGGCTCTCCCTTTACGCGAAGACAACGATACTTTGTTGGTACAAGACCATCATTCATCACCGTGATAGACAGCTCTCCGATCCTGTCCATGCATTCTTCCACGGTTTTGTATGGGCCTAGCGTATCCTCTGCTATAATACACATTTCCATGTTTGCCGCTAAACAAGCATAGATCATTGCATGAAACATTAATCATCACTTACACACCGATTCACCAAAACCGATTTTGCAAGCTCCAACAAGAACAGCATGTCTGGCGCCTTGCCATGTGACGTAGCCATAAACAGATTTCCTTCTTCAGTCCATCCAACGACAATGGCTTCCGTCATGTTTATTTCCTCCTGAACAACACCAAGCATTTCTTTGGTGTCCAGTTCGGCCTCTTCATCAAGAGGGTTGCCGCGAGGAAACTGAATTATGTTATCCGTCATGTGTTCTCCCTCTCCCAAGATAATGACGGTGGGGGAGCTAGGGAGGAAGCTCAACCCCACCGGAGCTGCCGGGAGACATTGCAGCTCCCCACAACTATACAAGAAAAAAACCCTTGCCACTAGTACAGTCTATATATAGATTATGTTTATAGTCTATATATAGATTATATTTATATATATATACTATAGGGAGATTTTTAAAAATGGATATTTACTGGTCGCCAATGCCGAGTGCTGTGGTTTCACCAATGAGGGTTGAGGAGCCTGATTTGGCGCTTCGGCACTTCCCAAAGTCGGTAACAGAAGACAATGTCAACAAGTGTCCGGCAATGGCTGAGTACCATAACAACCTATTTGCCCTTAAATTTCCAATAAGTTACGGAATGGATGTGTTCTCAGACGGCGATATAGGGTCAGAATTTTACACACCACAGGTGTTCCAAAACCTAGTACGAATAAGAGACAAGTCCAAAAGACTGTATTCCTTAAATTTTAATACAGTTTTTGTAACTGAAAAACCGTGCGAGATAGAGATTACATCGGCACACACAGTTAGAAACAGTTTTACCAAAAACACATTCCTAGTCCCCGGCAAATATGACATAGGGAAATGGATAAGGCCTCTTGAATGCGCGTTTTTTGCAGATGCCGAATGTGATAAAATAGACATACGGGCTGGTGATGTCTGGGCATTTATGCGAATACGGACAGATGAGAAGGTTAACTTTAAGAGATTTTTCCTAGATCAGAAGCTTTTAGACATGATGTCTATGTTTTCTTCTGGCGTGTTTCCAAGGACAACGTTTAAAAACATGTCATATTACTACAATATGCTATTGCAAACCGGGTACAAATCTCGATTCATGAAGTCCGTGAAAAAAAATATATAATTACCTAGGGGTGTAGGATTCCTAGGCCTCTCGTTTGAAGAAGAAGAAACTGGTTATTTATTTATACCATCGTACAAATTTCAAAGGGGTGGGGGTATGCAAATTATCTGGCACATAATGCTAACTGTATGCTTAGGAACCACCTGCGCGGAGCAGGATGTACAGTGGTTTGATACAGAAGATGAATGCAGACAATCACTAGATCTGTATATACAGATACCACCAGATGGAAACTGGGACACAGTTATCTATGAATGCAAGCCAGTAAACTCTACTGGAGTGTAGGCTCTTCCATTATCTCCCACATCATCCACATATAACCAACCCTTTCGTTTACCTCCAACGCCTTCGTAATCTGCCTAGAATCGCTCAGGAGCGGCCATTGGCACTTCTCCTCTGGTGTCATACCACAAACTATGCAAAGGCTGTCATCGTGCTTTACAGGGCCGTTATAGCGGCAATCGCTATCGCAGGGTTTAGAAATATCAGGGTATTTGGTTGTGTAGAACATCATGTAGGGCGCGCGCAGTGTGCCACCGTGTATCACGGGGGAAGGGGGTGGGTGGGGTCTGTACGATCGTACAAATTCGCATGGGCAGGGTCAATCGCCCATGAGCAGTGCTAGACGCCGTTGGAGATCCGCTTCGATATCGCCCACCGATCTGTCAGATCCCGCGGTCTGGATATTGTCAGCCTCAAACAAACCACATGCCCTGCCAAGTTGTGTCAGGCTTGCCACCCGTGCGCTATCAGACTGAGCCGTCATGGCTTCACGCTTGAGCTGTTCGGTCACCCAGATTTTCATGCGGTCATCGTCTGACTGCTTTCGTGCGGTGATATCAGCGACTATCGCATCGATCCTATGTGAAACCTTGGGGTGCTTTGCCAGCTTGCATGCCTCAACCCAGACACTACTTTCTTTCATATTCACTGCGTCATAGGCCTGTCTGTATGCATCTGTCAGTGTGCTTCCATTCGCCACTTGCTGGGCGAAGTGTTCCTGCTTGCTGGTGAGCTTGTCACCATTGTCTGTCACCACCCTGAGATGTGATGGTTTGTCTTTGTCTTTATCCATTGTCTATTCCCTACTATGTGCCGCCAATATGCGCTATCGCTTGGTCGGGCTTTTGACCTGTCGTGATCATACCATGTCTGCCGCACAACCCACCAGATTGACCCAGATTGTTTGTACACAAACAAGTTTTCCTGAAAGGGTCTAAAAACCCCCAAAATAGCGATGTTCTTGTTTTGTTCATGCCGTTTAATCGCCCATAGAAGCCCGTACAGGCGTTTTAGGTCTTTTTGGTCACAATCCCACACGGGAAACGCTAGACCCCCCTCAGCGGCCTGCTAAGCTCGTTTTCACGTTTTGTTCCACACCCTGAACAGAACATGAACAAACTTGTTAGTACACAAACAAATATTTCTGGGCAAAACCCTGAACAATTATAAGGTGTAAAAAAAAATCAAAATTCAGTGAATAATTCTGGCACCTGAAACGTCTAATACATGAGACCAAAAGTTATGGGTCACCTAAGAGGGGGCAGATGATTTTTTTTTGGGGGACGAAACAATAAAGCAGGTTTCTCAATCGTTATAGTAGTGAGAGGAAAAAAAAATTGATGCCTGAATAATAAAATGGGTCTCTCAATTGTTTGTACTCTTAGGGGCGTGACATGCGCTTCGCTTGATCGGGTTTGTACGCTGGTACAAATCTTGCAGATGTCTTTTTGTACATTAAATGCATTTATGTGCATTTAGGGTATTTACAGACGCTGAATAAT